CTGAAACTTGCTCCGGAAACAGGACTAGGCATGGTTCACCCAAAGAATGTAAGAGGCTGTGCAGACAGCGTAGTTTTGTTCGTCGCCGTCCGTTATGTCGGGCTCATCTAATACGCCTTCGCTGACTGTGACAACCTCAATGGTGGTTGGATCTGCTTGCGATTCTGAGATAAGAACCGCGCGCGCAGCAGCCGTCAGCGTTTGCGCTGCGAGCATGGTGTTCTCTACGGCGAGCACATCAAACTCGTAACGAAACCACGCACCAGTGATTGCACCTAGCGACATCTGCTCGCTCGAGTTGACGCGCACAACCAACGCAGGCAACGCGCTGTTTGCGATGCGAGCGCCGGTATAGATTCTCCGTACCGCTGAGGTTTGGTTGGTGAGCCAACCGATGATCAATGACTCGATCATGCGACCTCCACAGTATCAATCACAGCGACTCGATTGCGCTGCTCGAGATTGCGGATGCCTTCAATGCGCAGGATTCGATTGCGGAATTGGATGCGGTCTGCAGTAGTCATCGTCACACGCGCAATGTTCGGCCAGCGCGTTCGTAACTCGAACGACGAGACATTTGCGACGCCTGCACCCATCGATGTTTCGCTTGGTGGATTCTCGCGCGCGTCAACGATGATCGTCCCCACATTGGTGTATGTGGTTGAGCGGCGTCCCAACGCATCAAGCGTTGTCGAAGCCCGCAGCACAGGGCAACGCCATCGTGTGAGCCCAGCGCTGATCATGCGAACAGCCCCCGCACTCGCAGGTGCTCAAGCATGAATTGAGCACCGAGCGGAGGAGCAGTCAGCGTGATGGGCTGCATTGCCTCAGGATTGTTGTACCACGCACCCACAAGCCCGATTATTGCGTGTGCTACCTCGTTTGGCTCGGTGCTGTAGCCGGCAACATAAGTCACCGTTGCGAGCGTTCCCTCTTTCATTTCAGGCGAGTTGATGAACTCGAGCGCCGTCAAATCCTTCGAGGTATCGAGGTAGTAGTCGGTGCCACTGGTGAGCGTCACCGACGCGCCTGAACTGTCGGTGTACACCACGCTAGTGAGTGACACGAACGGCTGCACAGCAAACACGGTGCGCTCGAATTCACGCAGAAACATCGTGCGACTTGCTTGAGTCAGCGTGAGCCCTGTGTATCGCTCAACCCACGATGTTGCTGCGCTGATCAGACGAGACAACTCGGTGTCATCGTCGTTGAAGTCGATGCGCAACGCGAGTTTGACTTGTGCTGTGGTTACTGCCATTGAAACCTACTGAGGGGGTTTCCCCCCTGAGTAGGCAGGCGCATGAGGAGGCACGCGCGGAAAAGAGATGATCAGCAAGTGATTGCGGCAAACGCGCTCGCGTTCATAATTCGCGAATCTGTGCGAGCGTAGGTGTAGAGCGTGACTTGATGCGTGACTGCAGCGCTGTACGGATCGACAAGCGATGTCATGCCAGTGCGGTCGAAGATTTCAAAGTAGTTGAAGTCGCCGATCACCGCAAACACATTGTTGTTGGTGCTTGCCGTTGGAATGTATTGCCCGACCGAGTACGGCACGCCGTACAGAAGGCCTGGCGCGCCACCAACCATGGTTTGCGAGTTGGATGGCGCTTGAGTCCAGATGTACTCAGTAGCGCCTGACACAGAAACCGCGTTCTTCAGCTTGCGCGCGACACGCACGAAGGTATCGGAAACGAGCCAACGGAAACGCGGCGAGTTGCGGTACTGCGGTGCAACGAGGTGCACCGTGTCAATCACATTGTCTGCGCTGATCGTCGTGATTGCGTTACCGCCAAGATCAGTGACTTGCGACAACGCTGCAAGTTTGGTGTTTGCACTCGATCCTGCAATACCTTCAGGCTGCGACGAGCCAGTACCAACGGTGTACGCTTCTTCCATTTTCAACGCAAGCGAAAGGCCAATGCGCGACGCAACCCAATCGAGGCCACTACCAATGCCACCTTGGCCAATCGCGTCTTCGATGAATTCCTGAGACATCGTTGTGGCGCACACATACTTGTACGGCACAACAGAGATTGCAGTACCAAAGGTTGGGTCAGAAGGTGTGATGGTGTTTGCTTCAGTAACAAGATTGGATGTGGGCAAGGAACCTTCAACGGTGATGGTGCGCTTGCTATCAATGGTGCTCACAGGAGCGATGCTGCGGAGCACATTCGCCTGGTACATCTTCTCGACGATGCGGCGCTCCATGTCGGTGGGAATTCCCGCTCCGCTTGAACCCGTTGAAAGTGCGCGCATTTCTGCGGAATTGCCATTGGCTACTGCCTTCAACCAACGCATGGCGTATTCAGGCGATGCAAGGTCATGACCGCCCTCACGCTTTGCAGGAAGCGCAGCGCGGAACTGTGGCTGTGCGCGCTCGGCCTCGAGCGCTGCAATGCGCTCATTTGCGGAGCGAAGTGCTGCGCGATCCTGCGCAGCACGCTCGACTGCATCAAGGTCTGCGTCGATGCGCGCAATCTTCTCGCGCTCCTCTCCGCTTCCGCGAATCTCGACATGGTGCGTCTTTGCGCCAGTGCGCGATGCGAATGCATCGAGGGTCTTGCGGTACTCGTGAACGGTGTTTTCAATGTTGCTCAGTTCGTCAGACATGTTGCATCCTCTGCTTGTGAATTTCGAGCCGCAGACGCGCGGCTTCGTTTGCAGCCGCGTGAACATCACGCAGGCTCGAATTAGTCTTTTCGCCGTACGCAGCGTCGACCACCACGCTCAACTCAACGAGTCGAGCGGCGGTCACGGTGCGCTCTGTGCGTCTTGGGTTCCACTCGTCGCGGTCGACATAGAACCCAAACGACATCTCACCGCTCAAGTCGCCACGCTCGAGCAGCGCTCGAACATCTCTACCAATGCTTGTGTCAGCCAGTTCCGCAGTGAATCGCAAACCGGCTGCGGTATCGGTGAGCGCTAGCGTTCCGCTGCGCGTGCGCGCGAGCAGCGCGCTGCTGTCGTGATTAAACAGCAGTTTGATGTCTGCGCCCTCGAGGTCACCGAAAGCGCCACGCGATATGCGCTCTCGGAACTGCGGTGCAAACGGTTCGCTGATTTCACGACTCCACTTGCCATACGGAATCGCAAGCCCTGCGAGCGTGCGGCCTGCTGGCGCTGCAATCGAAACGCTGCGACGCTCAAGTGAAGTCATCGACACTCCCTGCGCTTGTGTCGCTTCCGAGGTTGGTAGTACCACCGCCAGTACCCATGTTTTTCGCCACGATGGGCTCATCAAGTCCTGGCAACGGGTCGAGGTCGAGCCATTCGCGCGCCTCGTTTCGCGTGATCACGCCGGACTCGACGCCAGTGCGGAGCGCGGCCATTTGCTCGGCGAGCGAAGGCCTCGAGATGACATCGGTATCAAAGTGCGACTCGCTGAATGGTGCGAGTTTCGCGCGGATTTCCGATTGCCACGCAGCGAACCAGTGCGACAGACACGCATCTACATACATGCGTGATAGCCATTCCATCGACCCATACGCGTTTGCAGAGTGCTCAGACAAATACGATGTCGGAACACCAAAGATGCGCGAAGCATCCTCGACTGAGTAGCGACGCGCAGCCGCAATGCCTTGATCATCGAGCGTGCTCGAGATGCGCTCAACCTTCATACCCTCGCTCAACACCAGTGGCTTGCCTGCGTTTGCTGCGCCGCTGTGATCGCGTTGGTACTGCTCAAGCAGCATTTGCTTTGCCGTTGATGGCATCGGGCCAGGGTGCACGAAAGCAATCTTTGGATTGCCGGCGTTCTTCATCACCTCGAGTTGTGCGCTTTCCTGCGCGGCAAGCACACTGAGTGATGTGCGGCACAATCGAATGGGTGATTCGCCCCACAGGCCGTCGAGCCCAACGGCGCGTAGGTGCAGCATCGATTGCATCGGCACCTCGCCGTATTGGCGAGTGCGATACACAGGCTCGGCCTTCGTCAAGTCGAGAGACACGCTCTCGATGTCAACAGGCAACAACTCAAGCAATTCGCCACCGATGGTGCGATTGATGACCGCGAACGAGTTGCCGTACAGCAGGCATTGCAGCGTCAAAGATCGGCGGAACTCGAAACCGTTTTGCCATCGGTTCGGCTGCGCAAGCAGACGAGCCACGATGTCTTCTTCGATCTCGAACGGCGTGCGCGCAACATCATTCGCAATCAGTGACGCAGCGCGGTACACAGGTGTATACGCAAGCGCTGTGCTCGGCGTGATCGACGGGATGCCAGCCGAGTCAAAACTCGGCATGAGCACTCCATGCGTCGGCCAGTGGCCGAGCCATCGTTGCAACAATCCTCGCAGCATGTGCGTATTGAGATGGCTGCGAGCCGTACGCATTGCACCTATAGCGATTTGTTGCGAAAATATTCCTCGGCTTCTTCCTCGTACAAACTTCGCGGAGCGCCACCCCAAATGTGCACGGCAATGATTGCTGCCACCAAGGGATCGATGGCACAGAATTCTCTCGACTTCACTGGTCGAATGTTCCCGTTCTGATCGCGCTTCGCGTGTGCCTCGGCACACGCTCGCCGCAAGATCGGGTCATCACCTACCACCAATCGCGATCCGGCCCACAGGTTTTGGAAAAGTGCGCAGCCTGGGCCGAATGTCGAGATCCCCATCCGGTACACCATGAGTGGCGCACCGTCTGCTTGCATTTGCTCGGCGAGATACTTCGACCCCCACGCGTCGTAACCGATGCTGCGAACTTCGAACTCTTCACGCAGTTGGTTGATGCGGACTCGGATCGATTCGTAGTCGATCTCGCGGCCAGGAGTCAGCGTGATTTTGCCGTCTTGAGCCCACGACCGGATGGGGTATCGGTAATCCAGTTCGCGCTGTGCAACATCGGCTTTAGGCCACCAGTACTCCCCCCGCAGCGCTACGCGCCCGTCCTCGAGAGGCACCGCCACAACACACGCCGTCATGTCAAGCGACTTTGACAGGTCGAGCCCGACATACGCAGGCTTGCCACGCAGCGACTCCCAATCGATTTGCTGACCGCCGGGCCACAGCGACATATCCAACCACCCGCCCGTGTTTTCGTCGCAGCGAGCGGCGTGGTAGCGCGCGAATTCGCCGCGCCCCATGGCGCTGCGTCGCATGGTGTTCCACGAACGCTTGAGGCTTATCAAATCGGGCTGTCCGTGCTCGAGCCCCGGATTGGCTTTCCCCCATGTGGTTTCGTCTGCGAGATCGTCGCTTGGGTCAAGCCCGTACAGAATTGGTATGACCGTATCGTCCTCGATCTCGCCGCTCAGGATCGCTTCGCCCTGCTTCACCAACTCTGCGTAATGGTTCTCAGGGTTGCTTCCTGGCGTCGTGATGATGACTCCCGTGCTTTCCTTACGCTTTGCGCCTGTGGTCAGCAGTTTGGTCAGAAATCTTCCCTTGAACTCTGCAGCCTCATCCGCGATCCACAGCGATGGGTTCAAGCCGTCAAGGCTGCGCTCGAGCGCAGGCAGCGCTGTCATCTCGCAATCCGCAGACGGGCGCACAATTCTATTGAAGCGCACCAATAGCGTTGGATCCTCGATGCGCTGCGCCATGGTGCGCGCGGTGTCAAGGCAGATACCCGCCTGCTCCTCGTTGTTCGCAATGACATGCACCCGCTTGCCATCACCTGCGAGCAAATCCCAAAGCGCCAACCCCGCCATGAGAGTGGTCTTTCCGTTTCCTCGAGCGACTTGAACCAGTGCTAGACGGCACCGCCTGCGACCGTCGGCGAGTCGCCACCCCATGATGTTTGACAGGCACCACACTTGCCACGGGTGCAAATCGAAGGCTTGGCCACTCGCCTCGCCGACAAGCGCAAGCCTGCGGTAGTGCGCGCCGAGCGCATCGACAAGCACCCAATCCATCGTGAGGTCTGAGCGTTCGAGATCGGCTAGATAGCGCTTTGCCGCACCGTACAGCCACCTACCTGCGACTTGCTTGCCGTCTGCGATGCCTTGCGCGTACGCAATGCAGGTTTGGCGTGTCGCATTTGCTGTCGTG